AAGAACGCAATCAAATCGGCCCTGTAAGCGATCTGGGTGGCAGGGCGCAACTGGGCATCCAGGAACGGCCCCAGCAGGTCGTGTGCTGGGTGGGGTAGGGTGAGCGTGGTCATCAGTTGGCCTCCGACTGCAATGTGTCTCGCACCTCGGCCACCAGAAAGTCGAACGTGGCATCGAAATGCTCCATCGCCGCTTCACGCTCTCGCCAATGATGGTCGGGATCTCTGCTCTCATCGCGCACCTGCTGAAGGGCCAACAGGGCGTCATATACCTCGCGCATAGTCATAATCAAAAAGACTCCTTAAAAACGTGGGATTGTGGAAAAAACGCGGAATTCTAGAAAAAACGTGTCATTCTCATACTTTTCACTGCACCTTTTAGCACTTTTAGCAGTTTTCGCAGTTATTTTCGGGGTGGCCCTCATAATCAGACAGCCAATATAATACGCCCCAAGGACGCTGCCTAGGTCAATCTGGCAACGGCCCTGGGGCAGGGGGGGGCTATGCCTCCACTGACTTAGCCATTGAGTGATAAGGTATATACCACTTGATGCCAAGATCACGCTCCTCAAGCGTAGTAGCTGTTAACTTTACGGCTAGTTTGTTTTTTGGCTTGCGAACGTAAGCCGGAACAAGGTGACCACAATCCCAGACTTGATATTTAGTGCGTATTTTCCGTGCCATCTCTATGCCTCCTCTTCGATGGTTACGCCCCAGCACTCCTGTACGAAATTGTCATCAGCAAGCTCTACAACGACAAACCGTTCGTCTTCAGCAGTTTCATCATTGTTATTCATCAAAACAAACTTGGGCGCATTGTTTAATGCTGGATCTGGCACAGCAAACGACCAGAACCATTCTTCACCGCGCTGAGGCCAAGTGCAACGGTTGTCTAACGGCAGGTCAGGTAGCTTGCTGTCAAAACTGTAGTATGGGTTAAAAGGCGTTAATTTATCTTCGCATAGACCATGGTCTGAAAAGTAGTGTTGTATTACCATGATCTCGTTCACTGCGCTACAGAGCGTTCTCAGATCCTCCTCTGAGTGAACCTCGCGTTTAACTATCTCATCTAACTCTGTTGCTCGTTCCAGGTATTCCAGCGGCGTAGTGACGTATTCGTAGTAGTCGTCTGTGCCGTTCCAATAATCCTCCTCTGTATTCTCGATCCACAATTTGCAAACAGTCAAAACGGCATCTGCGTGATAGTCAGACAGCTGGATGTCGATGCTGTCGGCGTATCGGGCAACCGATTCTTTGTTTGCTAGATTCTGATCTCTGTGTTCCTCTGCGGCCTCGTCAAGTATGGCCTCTGCTACTGTAATCAATGACATCTCTATGCCTCCTTCAAATCTGCTATGAGAGCAGTGGTGTTGTTGAGTGCTTTGAGTGCATTGTGGACTAGTTTGTATTCATGGGCGAGAGGGTAGTTGACAATCGAATCGCCGGACTCTTGCCAAGCTTCTATTTCATCATCTGCGCCTATCAACTCGTATCGCTCCAGCGCACGGGACAATGCCTCCCATACCACGGTAAGGGGCGCTGCGAGCGCGACTATATCGGGATGCTCCTCGCCGTAATCAACGATCATATCAGCAAGCCAATCCTCAACAATCATCTCGACATAGCGATACCTGGCAGGGTCTGACAACCAATTACAACGCGCCTCAATATTGACCAGCTGGTCGTCGGTAAGTTGGAAAGTATCGCCCATCTTCCGCTTGTCATGCTCGTTATCCAGTACGCTACCCAGAATCGCAACCATGCGCTCTCGCTGGTCTGGATCAAGTGTGATTACTCGTGATATCATCTCTATGCCTCCTTGGCATGGGGTGAATTGTGATGCAGGGAGTATAAGCAGAGATTATTGTGATGTCAAGCGCAATCTGCAATCAAATTGACATGGGCTAATCAAATTGATGCCAACTGGTGGGTAGGCTGTAATCAAAATGGTGCAATCAAAATGATCGCAATCAAATCGATAATCAAATTGACACTGGCATAGTAGCGTTTAGTGCGCCTGGGTGATGACCTCAGATTAGGTCGAATGGGGGTTGAATGGGCTAGACTTGGGTTAGGGGTAGAGCGATAAAAAAACGTGTGTAAGGTGTAAATAGTGCTTGCGTGTTATATGCTCTCTGTATATATTGTGTTATCACAATTCACCATAACCAAAGGGGTTAACAATGAGCATAGTAGATAGAACGACGGCGCTACAAATAGCGAACGCTGCCGGTGCTGGCGATAGCGCGAAAGTGGTGGAGTTATTAAATGCGATTCCTGGCGATAATTCACAAGTAAATACTTGGGCATATCATGCACAGAGATTGAGCGACTATATACAGCGCAACTATACCGGGAAAGCGCCGTTTGCGATTTGGAATGTAGACGGGAATAGCAAACTCCCGTTTGCCAGTTTTTCGACGTTGCCTGGCGTAACGTGTCCCGGTGCTGGCGCTTGTTGGTTTGGCCGGAGCGGGGGTGGTTCGGGCTATTGTTACACGTTAAAAGGGTGGCGCTATCCAGCGACGCTATTTAGGCAAGTGCAAAATACGCTATTAATGCAGCATAATAGGGAAGTGATAGCACAAGCGACGTATAAGCTAAAACAGGATACGACGTGTCGGCTATATGTTGACGGTGATTTCGACAGTTTACGCACGTTAACTTTTTGGATGCTAGTGCTACGGGAAAGGCCCGATCTCATGACGTACGGGTATAGCAAATCTTGGAACTTGTTTCTCATGTTTGACCGGATGTGGGCAAGTAAAATAGGCTGGCCTAAAAACTACCTTTTGAATCTTTCGAATGGTTCAAAGTATGAGCATTTAAGGCCAAAAATGGAACACTTGCCAGTAGTACGTGGAAATTTCCTGGCGTTGCAGATAGACAAAAGCTTGGCGGGTAAATATGGGCATCCGGAGTATAAGAAGGCGCTACGGGATGCTGCGAAAGCGCTTGGATTGGATAAAGTGTTCGTTTGCCCGGGCAAGTGCGGAGAATGCACTAAAAAGGGCCATTTGTGCGGTATGGAATCGGCAAAAGGTGTGAACGTCGTGATTGGGGTGCATTAATGGATGCACTATTGGAAATCATAGTTTTATTGGCGCTACTGATTGGCAGCATTGGAAAGGGACAAAGCAAATGAGAGACTCTGTAAAGCTCCGTGGATGTGATTTGACACGCCAGGGATGTATAGACGCTGCAAAAGAGATAGCGCTTGACAAGGGATGGAAAGCGCCTAAATCGCAAAAGTTTGTGGTGGTCATTGATGGCAAGGAATACCCGCCTAAAAAGATAGCAAGCGCCGTAACAGGGTTGCCCGTGTCGGGATTCTCAGGTGGCGCAGAGTTAAATGGAAAGTTTGCAGCATTGGGGTTTGAAGTGAGAGCAAAGTAGCAGCAGTAAAGGCAGTAAGGAAAGCGCTCTTGGCTAGCATAGGCCAGGGGCGCTTTTTTGTGCGCAGTGGGCAAGGTGGGAAGGATCGAGCGTATAGGGGGGGTATAGCGCTATAGCGTAACAATGCAAAATGGCAGACAAACACAACGCCATCTAATCAATTCACGAGCGATCATAATAAGCGCAGATCGCACGCTATGCGCCGTCCTGGCGTGCTGGCATAGGCGCACTATTGGACGCTATTAGGCGCTCTTGTGCGCTATAACACGCAATATGGCGCCCTATTTACTGGCATTTATCGCGCAGTTTTACGGCGGTTTATGTAGTTGCTCATGCTGGATTCGATGCCAGATCGAAGGCGAAGCGACCAGGGGCGGTCTTGTACGGAAACGAACCCGTATATACGCTCCCACATACGCTCCCTCTCTCAGCGCTAGTGCGTTCGTATCACGCGCTTTCTTCTGCGGTCTGTACAGCGGCGTTATCTGCGAAGGTTGTACGGGTGGGGTGTATTCAGCGGTGTTGTACTAGTGGGCTAGTGTACACTGTGTTGTCAACGGTGTTAGCTGATACGTTTGAGAGCGTTTCCAGAGGACAGAGTTCGGCCATAGTCTTAGACCGAACCTGACCGCCTCCGGTATGTTGATGGGATTTGAACAGCTGGACGATACGTCCGAGCCGCGCCCCCGTCAGACACCCACAGCGTTTGCACACGCTTTGTGTGGTGGAGCGATCTAATTTACCCCGTGCAAGGAGCCGCGAAGGAACTATCTCTCTTCGTTCAGACCTCAGCCATATACGCGATTTGTCTTACCCAGTATGGCCACTTCAACGATGCGCCCTGGTCACACTAATACAGTCCCAACGCATCGCATACTGCTGTGTGGGACAAATTTAGCGACCCTGCCCCATTATGTCAAGCAGTTTGTGTTTTCTGGCCCCATTACTAAAAAAATATGCACTACTGCACATAAGGGCATCACATTTATTGGCGAAGGGGCGATATTACCTACATGGTCAAAGACTTTGGACAAGAAGAATGGCCCCAAGAGCGCTGGCCCAACTTTAGCCCAGACGAGCTTCGATGCAAGGAGACGGGCGAACTGGTGCTCTGCGAAGACATGATGGATGCGCTTCAGCAACTGCGCTGGTCGCTCGGTTCGCCCCTTGTAATTACATCGGGGTATCGCAGTCCTAACCACAGCATCGAAGCGGCCAAAATTGCCAAGGGTGGCCCCGGTGGAGCGCATACAACGGGCAAGGCGGTCGATATCGCCTGTGACAGGGCGTTTGCCTACCAGGTGCTGTCATCGGCCTTACGCGCTGGCTTTACAGGCATCGGCGTCCAGCAGAAGGGCGATGGACGGTTTCTGCATCTGGATTACATCCGTCCTGGCGATGGGTTCCATGTCGCACGTCCGTCCATCTGGAGCTATTGATGGCAAAGAAGGCATTTTGGGACAAGAAAAACCCACGCAAGAAGTCGAAGACGCTAACGACCAAACAAAAGGCTGCTGCCAAAGCACGCGCAAAGAAAGCAGGGCGTCCGTATCCGAATCTGGTGGACAATGCCGCTGTAGCGCGAAAAGCAAAAAAGAAAAAGAAGTAGATGGCCCTATCTGAGCTACAGTCCCAAGCGGTGCAGCTGGTAGTGCTGGATCGCTGGAACCCCAAGATGGCAAACGACAAGATCGCCAAGACCTTGGGCGTAGATAAGTCTACGGTGTTCCGCTGGCGCAAAGACCCAGAGTTCGACAAAGCGCTGCAAGAAGAGCTGGAACGTGATCGGGCTGACTTTGACGAAGTGCCGTTAGCATGGCGCAAAAATCGCGTATTAGCACTGGAAGAGTTGTATCAAAAGATTGACGACAAACGAGTCGCTCTCAAGCTGAAAGTGCTAAAAGAGATACGCGAAGAGGTCGGTGATCACCGGATACAGGTAGATCACACAATCGAGGTAAAAGGGGCCAATCTTCCTCCACGCGCTGAGTCGTATGAGGAATGGCTCAAACAGAATGAGCAGATGGTAGAGGCACAATACAGCGTAGACGAGGCGGCTGGATGAAGGTTAGACGCTTGCCCGATATGGGGCCGACGCATCACAGGCAATACATCCAAAGCAGGGGTAACTACCTGTGGAATAACCACCCCAGTATGCCAGGGCAAACCGATTCGCGGCATCCCACGATTGTCTCGTCATGGGGTTCGCTGCACCGAGAAAGGAACCGCAAGAGTTTCCACTTGGGTCGGGGCAAGTATAAGAAGCAATGACGTGGAAGCCGCAGCCTGGGCCGCAAGAAAAGGCCATTCGCGCCTCGTTTGTTAACGAACTGTTCTTCGGCGGCGCTCGCGGAGGCGGCAAGTCCGAGTTTTTGCTGGGTGACTTTCTAGCAGACGTAGACACGTACGGCGAACATTGGAAGGGCGTGCTGGTACGGCGAACCTACCCAGAGCTAGACGAGATCATTGATCGCTCTCGCCAAATTTTTCGAGATGCGTATCCAGATGCCGAATACAAGGTCGGCACACATCAGTGGAATTTTAAAAACGGCGCTACGCTGAAACTGCGTCACTTGGAAAACGAAGCAGACGCTGACCATTTCCAAGGCCAGCAGTATACATGGATCGGCTGGGACGAGTTGACGTCTTGGACGGACATGAAAGCGTATCA